TTACGTTGTTCAGCTAGAGCCTGAGACTTTTTAGTGTAATCTGCACCTTGTTGATAACCCTTAATGAGTTCGTCAAGTTCTACCTCAACTTCCTCACCACTTGCCTTGACTTTATATCTAGGCTTTGGTTCTTCCTCATATTCAACTTCATCAGTCTCTTGTTGGTCTTCTAGTTGACCTTCGGATTGGCCTTCTTCGGCTTCCTCAGAATCACCCATCATCCCTTCAAACGCTGAAGCGGCTTGGTTTACATCTAGGCTTTCACTCCCTTGTGGGTTGGTGTTTTCCATTTGTCATCTCAAAAATCGCTAGAAACCTTCTAGACGGAGGTGTGGCTTTTATACCACAGAATTACAAAATCTTCCACTTCTTCTCTTTGATTAGAGTTTCCGAGGCCAAGCCTTCTAGGTGTCCTGTAATCAATTCGATTGTCTTGATGTATCTGTAAGCATCTTCACGCTTATCAGATTCTTCACCACTTGTGTTAATTATTACACTAATCTGTTGTTTTTTCAAGTTATCTATGACTTCTATGAAAAAGTCATCGCTTAACAGATTCTTAGCCCATTGAGCCTGTTGGTGTTTGTCCATATTGGCTTTGTATTCCTGCAATTACATCGTTGATTGAAAGGTTCTGTGCTGGTGCTGAAGTTGTAGAACCACCCAAGATTCTGGTCAACTCATTAAACGTCATGTTAGATGGGTTGGTAGGTGTTGGCATTGCAGGGGCTTTGCCGTAGTCAGGGCTTAGTAACTGTTCCCATTGAGTGCCACGAAGCATCTCTTTGTTACCGAAGTCAATCGGTGCTAAAGGTGTGAACGCTGCTGTACCTGTAGGTTTAATTGGGCTTGTCCAATCGCTAGGTATAGGTACTATTGGGAAACCACCAGAGCCACCACCACCACCTACTGCTTGATTTAGACCTGCAATTGTGGCAGCTACTCCTGCGGCTCTGATAGCGTCAGATGCAGTCAATCCTGTTTTAGCGGCAGTCTTTGCATCTACAGGCGTAGCTGGCAATTTAATCCCATCTACACCAGTATCAATGGCAGCCACTCGCTTGGTAATGTCTGAACCAATGTTAGTAGCTGTATCAATACCTTTTGCACCAATTACTGAGTTATTACCAGTTAGACCGCCAACATTAAGTATTGCGTCTTGTGTAACCAATCCTGTAGGTGTTTGATAAGTCAATCCTTGACCACCACCCATGCTTGCAAGATTAGCAGGGTTAACGCTTCCATTCATTGTTGCGATGGCTTTTACAGCATCAGCAATGGAGGTAACTGGTGCGCCTACATTAAATGTTAAACCTTGAGCACCACCCATCTCTGCAAGATTAGCGGCTGTACCTGCTCGTAAACCTTGCGCTCCACCCATATCAGTTAATGGCCTCATGGCGGTACTGTTTGACAAAGAGTAATCAATTCCCAAATCAGTAGATGCGCCTGTTAACTTAGCAATATCATCACCAGATACAGGAATAGAACCTTCTGTGGGAACAGCACTAACCTGACCAGTAGCAGGGTTTAGATAGCCAGATAAAGCACCACCAGCACCGCCAAGCAAAGCACCCTTGAGTACATCTTGACCTGCTATGGCAGCAGTACCACCACCAAGCAAAGCACCACCCAATGCGCCAGCAGCCACTTGATTAGCACCTGCGCCTAGCAAAGTGTTACCAAGCAAGCCACCTGCACCAGTAGACAACAAAGCCAGTTGAACCATAGGCATCAAATCTGTCAGTATTGCGTCTTTACTAGATGCACCCTGAGTGTAGAAAATTGGCAAGCCTTGAGCATCAAACTGAACACCATAGCCAGTATTGCCCTTACCCTCGTAAGTTCCACCAAAGAAGTCACCTTTTTGGCGTTCTGTGTATGTGTTTGGAACTTCTTGACCTGTTACCTTATTACCGAATGTTTCACCAGTAACACCAACAAGTTGACCATCTTTTACTGCTACGCTTGTAGCGTCAACAGGGCTGTAGGTAGGTTGGTTATATTCGTCTGTTCCTGTAACAACACCATAAGTAGGCGTTACTTGGGCTGCTTGCTCTGGGCTTAAATCTCTGCGAACGTAATCTACGCCATCACCAGTATCTACTGCTTCCATCACATAAAGCTGAGAGCCAGAACCTTGAACAGGCTGACCATTTAAAGTCATGCCAATTTGTTCAACAGGCTCATACTTTGGAATCTTGCCAAAGTCTTTAATGTTAGTAATACCAATACTGGACAAGATGCGAGCCATGTCCTTGGTAGCAGCGTCAGCACCATAGCCACCTGTCCATTGGGAAGTGTCACTTCTAGACTGGATTTGCTTAATCAGATCATCAATAGCAGCCATGATTAACCCTTAATCTCTACGTTAGAAGTAATACCAGCACCGACCTTCATTGCTTTCAATTGAGCCTCAACCTCAAACTCTTGCTGTTTCATAGCAAAGTAGGCTTGTTGTTTCTCACGCTCTAATTGCAACTTAGCCGCTTCTTTCTCACGAAGCAATTGCATCTCAAGACCAGCCTTTTGTTGAGCCATCTGCATATCAATCTGCATTTGCTGTTGTTGCAGTTGCATATCAGCTTGGGCTTTTTGTTGGTTAGCTTGAATCTCAGCCTGAGTCTTCTGCATCAAAGCCTGAACCTCTGGAGGCATTGGAGGCTGTTGTGGAGGAGGAGGGTTAGACAATTGCTGATCTTGCTCTGGTGTGATTGCTTTGTAGAACTCACCAGAATCCTTAAACCCTGCCAACTCAACCATTCGACCTAAAGTAGAACGATACTGAGCAGGGCTGACATAAGGATTGGCAGGGCCGTACTGGTTAATCAATTGCTCTTGTTTGGCAAGAACCATGTTCAGCATAGCCATTTGCTCTTGTCTGTTACCAGCACCCAAACCTACGTTAATGGCTACATCGTATTGATTAGCCCATGTACGAGGGTCAAACTCTACGAACTCACCACGCATACGCACCAAACGAGGCTTGTCTTGGTACTTACACAAGAGATGCAAGATGCCCTTAAACAGAGACTTAACACCTGTCTCAGCAAACAATCGAGCCATCAGTTCAATCTTACCTGCACCAGCTTGTTGCATAGAAGCAACAGCCGCAGCAGTCACGTTTTGCAAGATGGATGGGTCTAAACCCTGTGAAGCATCAGACACGCCAGTACGCTTGGATTGCATTGTGTCCAAGTACTGAAGCATTGGGAAAGCAGCAGTAGCTACGTTCTGTACAGCCAATTGAGTTACAGCACCTTGAGACTTGGCACGAATAACACCACCTGCTGTAGATGTAAGCAAGTCGTCTAGGTTTACTTGACCTTCAACAGCAACAACACGAGCATTGTTTGTCAGATAGAGGTTATCCAGAATCTGACGAGTGATCGTAGTCTTGATTAGTTGAATGTCTGTGGTTCTGTCAGCAAGTGAGTTACCAAAGAACTTGTGTGGAATTGGGATGGGGCAGATTGAGTGAAAAGGAACATAATCCACTTCCTCGACCATCTCTTTACCCTTGGTATCCTCAAGAATCTCGTTAGATGCGTAGAACACCTGAACGAGTGAAGCAATACCCTTACCATTTACGTCAGTCTTTACATAGCACTCAAAGACTTCAATCTCTTGCATGGATGGGTCATCAGTCTGAATCTGATAAGGTTGCTCACCAGCAGAGAAACGAGCCACACGCTCAGGAGTGTATGCAAGGGCATCACCCATTTGCAGACCTTCAACTTGCTTCTTGTTAAATCCCATAGCGATCAAGTCACTACGAGTCAGCATCTGTCTGTGGGCTACGAATGGGCTATCAGCAATCGTTCTGGCTTTCTTGCTAATCAAGAATTCCTCTGGAGGCACGTTCTCAATGCGAACTCGACCGACCATCTTCTTCTGCTGCACAACCACGTTGTGAATGGAGTTAATCATTGGCTGACCCATTTGGTCTAGCGCAGGATTACCCATTTGATCTAGGATAGGAAATTCTTCTGTGTCCTGCTCGACAATCTCCATTGTGTCGTCAGACATGAGCATTGCCAACTCATCATTGGACAAGTTGAAGTAACGCTCTTTGGTGATGTTTTCCTCATTAGACCAGTATGCTTTCAAGATGCCATTTTTCTGAAGCAGAGCATCTTTAAACCAATCGTGGAGAATGGCTACACCCTCGTTATCACGAGAAAACACCCAATTACAGTAGTCGGTAGCTTGCTTGGCAGAGGCTTCATCTCTTGGGCCTTGTGGTTCAAAAACCACAATGTTGTCTGATCCTGTAAAGATACGAACTAATGAGGGTAAAGCACCATCAATTGCTTCGGCTACCTCACCTGTAACGATCTGAGATTTTCCCTCGACCTCATTGCCGTAAGGGGAACGTAAGTAAGCCTCTAGTGCTTGTTTGCGCTGCTCTACAGTTTCGCTTTCGATGTAGCCAATCGAGTCATCAATTTCCGCTTGAATTATCGACAACAATTCGTTCTGTGCCATGTTTGTCCTTTGGGGGGCGACCCATTTTGGGCTTTTCCAATTGTAATGCTTTTACCACATTTTCTAACATTTCGACACGCATTTCAAGTTCTTTTATCTTTGGGGCAAGATTGACCCCTTGGCGTTCTACATACATTACACAATCCATTTCGGTGCTTTGTTAATCGGCTTAGACCAAGTGCTATGACCTTCATCAAGTCCAAGGGCTAAGTATCTGAAACTGTCACTTCCATGACTTGACCAATCGTGAAGTGGTCTTTCATAGAATATCTTACGCTTCTCATCGTAGTCTCTGCGGTAGTTTCTCAGGCAGTTCAATCCTGTCTGTACCTTTGGCACGTTAAACCAACACCTCGGTAAAATACGCCTTACAGCCTGAATACCATCGTCTAGGCTCATCCTTGGGGC